ATTAAAATTAAAAGGAACGGAGTAGATTATGGCATATAATGAACAAGATTTTAATAAAATTAAACATATTAGTTTAGAGCAAGGATGCGTATCTTTGAAGGATAAATTTACTAGCGAAAAAGAGTTTACTCTAAATTTACTACCAAAATTAGATTCTATTATTAAAAATGCTTATGGTTTAGATATAGAGAATATTGAATTAGAAAAAGGTTTTATGCTAAATGAATTTGATTTATTTTCTATTCGTGCTGATATTTACATTACAACTAAACAAGGCAAAGATATTTTGATTGAGTGTAAAAATCCAACACACGATAAAACTGAAACATTTAATGCTTTTGCACAAATTATGTCTTATCAATATTTATTATCAAAAACACCATTTAACCCTATTATTATTTTAGCAACAAGCACATTTGAATTTTACTTTTTTGACTTTATTAAACAATTCAATTTGAAATTTGATGTGATTATAAATAACAAAGAGCATAGTGCTTTTTGGATTAATCAATTTTAATTATGGCATATAAAACAGAAGAATTGGAAATGAAGTCTTTAGAGGCTATTGAAAAACATAAATTGTTCTTTATTGAGGATGTAGTGGCGTTTTTGCCTTGTTCTAAACCTACTTTTTATGAACATAAACTGAACGAATCTAACGCTATAAGGGATATGCTTGAAAAAAACAAAGTTGAGATTAAAACATCAATGCGTTCAAAGTGGTATAAAAGTGAAAACCCTACTTTGCAAATGGGATTATATAAGTTAATCGGAACACCTGAAGAAGCCGAAAGATTAGGTACTACTTTAAAACATACAGGCGGTATGGATTTAGGTATTACTTTCAACGAGACCAAAACCTATGATACTAACGAAGAAGCAGACTAAGGCACTCGATAGATTAGAAGACAACAAAACAAGCGAGGTAATATTTGGAGGTGGAGTAGCAGGAGGCAAATCAGCACTTGGTGTTTATTGGATTATTAAATGCTGCTTAAAATATCCAGGCTCTCGATGGCTAATGGGCAGAGCAGTCCTTAAGACTTTAAAAGATACTACCTTAAATTCGTTCTACGATGTTTGTAAACTGCAAGGTATAAAGTCAGGGCAACACTATATTTATAACGCTCAATCTAATATAATTACATTCTCAAATGGTTCGGCTATTTACCTAAAAGATTTGTTTCAATATCCTTCAGATATTAATTTTGACGAACTTGGGTCACTTGAAATTTCTGGAGCATTTATTGACGAATGCAATCAAATCACAGAGAAAGCCTGGAACATAGTTAAGTCAAGGATAAGATATAAGCTAACGGAATTTAAAATAATACCAAAGATGCTTGGCACTTGCAACCCTGCAAAGGGATATGTTTACAATAACTTTTATAAGCCTACAAAGGATGGTACGATTAGCGAAAGCAAAGCCTTTATTCAATCTTTAATACAGGACAATCCTTATATTTCGGAGCATTACATTCAGTCTTTGCAATCATTAGATAAGTTTAGTAAGGAGCGTTTATTATTTGGTAACTGGGAATACGATGACAACGATAATGCTTTAATACAGTACGATAAGATAATTGACTTATTTACTAATGAGCATATTCCAAATGGTAAAGGATATATTTCAGCCGATATTGCTCGTTTTGGTAAGGATAATACTTTAATTATGGTTTGGTCAGGCTTTAGGGTAATTGAGATACACAAGTTAGCTAATAAGGCAACAAACGAAGTAGCAGCATTCATTAAACATTTAAGTAAAAAGCATTCAATCCCTTATTCTCAAATCATTTGTGATGAAGATGGGGTGGGTGGCGGTGTGGTCGATTATGGCTTTAAAGGATTTGTAAACAATAGCAAAGCACTTACCGGTAACTACATTAACTTGAAGTCGGAGTGCTATTACAAGTTAGCGGAGTTAATAAACCAAGCTGGAGTTTGGGTAATGACCGAAGATGTAATTATAAAAAAGGAATTAACCGAAGAACTTGAATGGGTACAAAGGCATAACGCTGACAAAGATGGTAAGTTAGCGGTGCTTCCTAAAGACAAAGTAAAAGAACATTTAGGAAGGTCTCCCGATATAAGTGATGCCTTAATGATGCGGATGTGGTTCGAACTTAAGAAGTTTGACTTTGTTGTAATGTAAAAGTTATCTAAATTTATCGTAAATTTGTAAAAATAATTGCTTATGAATCTCATACAAAGAATTAAAGCTGCTATATTACCTTCTCAAGGTTCAGATGCTGGCAACAAATACAATCAATCTTTATTCTCTTACTTTAACGGAATATTCTTTAACATCCCTAACAACCCAAGAGCGTATGTAAGAAATGGCTATCAAGGCAATCCCGATGTATTTGCTATTATTAATATGATTGCTAAAAAGGCTGCTTCAGTTCCTTTCTATGTTTACGAGATAGACAACAAAAAGAGTTTTAATAGAATAAAGAATAACCCTGTAAACCTAATTAAAAAGGGATTAACGGAAGTAGAAGGAACGGACCTAAATAAGCTAATTGCAAGACCGAATGAAATGCAAAGCCAACAAGAGTATATCGAATCTTTAGTTTCTTTTTTAGAGATTACAGGTAATGCTTACTCTTATAAGTTTATGCCTGAAGTAGGTAGAAACAAAGGCGTACCTACAAAACTTTACCCATTACCTTCACAATTCACACAAATCATAGGTAGTGGTACTTTTGAGCCGATTAGTGCATATAAGCTACAAATAGGAAACCAAGAGATACAATTTAAAGTAAACGAAGTAAACCATATTAAGTTCTTTAATCCTGACTATAATGTTAGTGGAAACCAACTTTATGGAATGTCTCCGCTTATGGCTGCTTGGGAAACTGTTTCAAGTTCTAACGAAGGTACAAGAGCAAAAGCTAAAGCGTTTATTAACGGTGGTGCAGCAGGTCTTTTATTTAGTGGAGATAAGGATGCAATGTTAGACGGAGAACAAATAAGCAAGATTAACCAACAAATAGATTCTAAACTTACAGGCGCAGACAATTATAAAAGAATAGTAGCTACTAACGGTATTGTTGATTATAAGCAAATCGGAATGAGTCCTGCGGATTTAGAGATTATTAAATCAATCGGAGCGGATAGAGATACTTTGTGTAGAGTATTTGGAGTAGACCCTATCTTAATGGCTACAGATTCTGCTTCTTACAATAACAAAGAAATGGCTTACAAAGGTTTAGTAACTAATACTATTATACCTATCTTAAATATGATTAGAGGAATGTTTAACGAGGTTGCTTTATACTACTCTTTAAGAGATGGTAAAGAATACTACATAGACTACGATGCTCAAGCATTCCCTGAAATGCAAAAGGATATGGAGAAAATCGTTTCTCAAATGAAAGAATCTTGGTGGATTACTCCTAACGAAAAAAGAGATGCTATGAACTACGATAGAATAGATGAAGCTGATATGGATAGAATTTTAGTTCCTACAAACTTAACTTATCTTGATGAATTAGGGATGGCGGATAAAGCGTTATAATGACACAAGAAGAATTTGACACTAACCTACAAAAGTATTTAGAGACTTACGGCTATCGTTTGTTCTCTAAAGCCTTAAAACAATCTATTCAACCTATTATAGATGCTTTAAACGAATCGGAATCGGTTGCGTTTACTAATTCTATTGCAGGGATGCTTTACACAGGTGTACCTATTTCCAATGCTATGCAGACTTTTTATAATACTGCTTGGAATAAACAATCAAGAGGCTATGTTAAATGGCTTAAGGCTAACTTACCACCACAGGCTACAATAGGAGTAGGCTTTGAAAATCCAATAATGGATGCAGCTTTAAAAGATTATTTTAATACAATAGGCGGTCAGCACATCAAAGATATTAACGACACAAGTCTTAAAAGAATACAAACGGCATTCCAAAGAGCATTAGATAATAACGAAGGCTTTAGAGGTGCAGAAAAAAGATTAATTAAGGAAGTAGGAATGACCAAAACAAGAGCAAGACTTATAGCAAGAACGGAATCAGTAATGATTACAAATGCTGCTAAATTTACTCAAAGTGAATTGATGCCTATTGAAATGGAGAAAACTTGGTTACACGACCATCCAAAGATGCCAAGAGATTGGCACATAGCTTTAAGTGGAAAGACTATTGACTTGGATAAGAAGTTTAACGCTGATGGTAAAATGATGAAACATCCAGGAGACCCAGCAGGTGGGATAGAGAATAACGCTAATTGCAAATGCACGATGCTTACAAAAGCAAAGTTAGATAAGGAAAATAATATCATTTATAAATAATTGCTAAAAAAGTTAGTATCTTTGTACTATCATAGTTTGGTGTTTTGGTTTTAGGGTGGGTGGTAAAACATCCACTCTTTTTTAAACACTATAAAATTAATCGCTTATGAAAAATATAAGTTTCAAAAATTACGATGCTTCTATCAAAGACCTTGATGTCGAAACAGGAGTAGTTACAGGTTATTTCTCACAATTCAATTCTATTGATTTAGATGGGGATGTTATAATGCCAGGTGCATTTACAAAGACAATCGCAGAGCGAGGACCAGATTCATCAAAGCCTGAAATTGCGTACCTGTGGCAACACGACACATACCGTCCTTTGGGGAAATTAATGGTATTAAGAGAAGATAGCTTTGGTTTATATTTTGAAGCTAAAATGAGCGATACAAGCTACGGTAAAGATGCTTTAAAACTTTATAGAGATGGTGTAATTACTCAACACTCTATCGGTTACCAAGTAATTAAATCACAAGAAAACACAGATATGGGAGAAGAAATTGATGCAATCTACGAAGTTAAACTTTGGGAAGGTTCAGCAGTTACTTTTGGTGCAAACCCTAATACACCTTTTACTGGCTTTAAGTCAGCAGAAGAAAGAGAAGACCGAATTAAGACTTTGGTTAAGGCTATTAAAAATGGTACTTACACAGATGAAACATTTGGGCTTATTGAATTTGAATTATTAAAACTTATTTCACTTGTTAAATCCGAAGAGCCGACTATTGTTACTCCTGAAGAAACCGAGCCGAAAGAGGACAATAAGATACAAGAAATAAAACAATTTAGAAACCTATTAAATCTTTAAAAAGATGGAAGAAATTAAAAATTTAGCAAATGACATCAACGCAAAGTTTGATGCAAATGCAAACGCTTTATTAAGCGTAAAGAATGAAGTATCTACGATGGTAGAAAAAAGTATTGATTCAGTTAAGGCTGAAATCAAAGCAGTAAAAGATGAAATGGATAGACAAGCTGAAGAAGTATCTCGTAAGAGTGCAGCTAAAGTATCTACCAAATCAATCGGTGAGCAAATCGCTGAACAATTAGATTCTAATATGGCAATCGCTGAAAAAGAATTGAAGTCTTCAGGTGGTTCATTCACTATGAATTTAAAAGCGGTTGGTAATATGTTATTGTCTTCAAGTTTAACAGGAGATTCAGTAGCTACTTACAACCAACAACAAGCAATTTTACCTGCTCAAAAATTAAACTTTAGAGATTTAGTTTCTACTGTACAATCAGCGACTGGTACTTTTGTAACTTACAAAGAGAGTGGTTCAGAAGGTGCTATTACAACACAAACTGAAGGTGCAGACAAAGGACAAATTGATTACGATTTGACTGAAGTAAAAACAGTAAACGCTTATATCGCTGGTTTTGCAACTTTCTCAAAGCAAATGATGAAGTCTTTACCATTTATCGAGCAAACTTTAACTCGTATGATGTTGAGAGATTTCTTTAAAGCTGAAAATGCTTCTTTCTTTGGTACAGTTAGTGCTGCTGCAACAGGTTCTACAAGTGTTGGTGGTTTAACAAATGATGTTGAAGAAATCATTCAATTAATCGGTAACCAAAAGACTGCGAACTTTAATGCATCTTACGCTTTAGTTTCTCCTGCTCAAATGGCAAGATTAATTATCGCTACTTTTGCTAAAGGTTATTATGCAGGTGCTGGTGCGGTTGTTCTTAACGGTGTTGGTGGTTTAACTATCTTTGGTACTCCAGTATTCGAGGCAGCTTGGGTAACTGATGACAAGGTGTTAATCTTTGATAGAGACTATATCGAAAGAGTTGAAGTTGAAGGATTAAATGTAACTTTCTCTTACGAGAATGGAACTAACTTCGTTCAAAACTTGGTAACTGCAAGGGTAGAAGCATATGAGGCAATAAACCTTATGCTACCTACTGCAGCCATCTATGCGGATTTGGGAAATATCTAGAAATCAGATAGTTACGAATTAAATTAAAGAGGCTGGTACTTAATTGTATCAGCCTTTTTTTGTTTATATTTGTTGTATGAAAGGAATCTATAAAATTACTTCTCCAAGCAATAAAGTTTATATTGGTCAGTCTATTGATATTGAAAGAAGATTTAGACACTATAAAAGATTAGTTTGCAAAGAGCAGGTAAAAATCCATAATTCTTTATTAAAGTATGGAGTAGATGCTCACATATTTGAAGTGCTTGAACTTTGCGATACTGAAGAACTTAACAACAGAGAAAGACACTACCAGGACTTATACGATTCGGTTGCTAATGGCTTAAATTTACTTTATGTAAAGTCAGAGCATTTTAATGGCGGTCATAGTGATGAAAGTAAAAAGAAGATAAGTGATTCTTTAACAGGCAGAAAATTAACCGAAGAACATAAGTATAAAATTGGTTTAAATAATAGCCGAAGGGTAATGTCTCCCGAAACAAAAGAGAAACACAGATTAAATGGTTTAGGAAAAAAAGCCAGTCCTGAAACAATAGAAAAACAAAGACAAAGTAGATTAGGTAGTAAGCGTTCTGAAGAAACCAAAAAGAAGATGTCTGAATCAGCTAAAAAGCGTTTCGCCAAATAGTTTATTATTGCTAAAAATATTAGTAACTTTGTATTATGTATAAATGCACAGTCAACATATCACATAACGGTAGAAAGTATAATAAAGATAACTACTACGACCTTGTTTTAAGCGATAAGATGAAAGAATTTATAAAGGTTGGCTACTTTACTGCAATCGTAGATAAAGGCGTTACAAAAGAGTTTAAGGGCAAAATAAAGA